TAATCTCCGCCGCCGCAACGCCAAGAAAGGGATTTCCGCATGACGCTGAAGGAGATGTCTGTTGAATATACGGAGAGTGCGAATTTGATCCGCGCTCGTATCCGGAAGCTTCGTGCGGAGAAAAAAGCGGCCAATAGCCCGACTGCCTCCTACAAGATTGACCGGAGGATCAAAGAGTTGACACCTATGCTGCAGGAATGCAGGGATCTTGCGGAACTGACCGCGCGATATTATGAGAGGAGCTATCACAAGCATGAGAGGTATACCCTTTGATACCAAGGCTGGCGAGTTTGAATGTGGTATGGCCGTCTGGATCAGGGAGAACAGTGAAGACAACAGCATTCAGTTGGAACGGCTGCACCGCAACCTCAAAAGAGCAAGAGCCGAGGAACTTACTCCTCGCCAACAGGAGATTCTGCTGCTTCGCTACGAGAAAAACCTGAGGGCAGCGGAGATTGCCAGAAAACTGGGGGTACATCCATCCACGGTATCCAGGACCTTAAAGCGGGCCAAGAACAACCTGAAACGTGTGTTGAAGTATTCCATTTGATTTGGGCATTTTTCAAAAAGATAATTACTGTGAGAAGCTATAAGTTAGGTGTGTGTTTTCTTCAGAATCTGATTGAGAGGTGGTGATGTGGCAAATGAGAAGAACCTTATTCCAATGGACCAGCGAAGCCAGAGCGAAGCGAGAGAGTTGGGCCGTGAAGGGGGTAAGGCTTCCGGTGCTGCACGCCGCCGCAAAAGGAGCCTGAAAGAAGCCGCAGACCTATATCTATCCCTGCCAGTCACAGACTGCAGGCGATGGGATAAAATTGCAAAGATGAACGTGGATCCCGAAGACATTGACAACCAGATGGCCATGATTATCGGCCTGACGATGGCAGCCACCGCTGGAGATGCCAGGGCTGCGAAGGTCATCGTGGATCTTCTTGGAGATAACAAGGGGAATGCTGTCGATGAGGTTGAGGATGATCCCATCACCAGGTCCCTGAAAGAGGAGACAGAGAATGGCCTTCTCTGAAAAGCAGCGCCAAATCATGCGCTTTCCATATACCAAGTTTGAGGCTCTGATATGTGACGGAGCCGTCCGGTCTGGTAAAACATCCATCATGTCCCTGTCGTTCTTCTTGTGGGCCATGGGAAACTTCAACAACTGCGCATTTGCCTTTTGTGGAAAATCAGTCGGGGCAGTTGAGCGTAACATCGTTACACCGCTACTGTCCATCCGGTACCTTGTGGATAACTTCAGTGTGCACTATAATCGCAGCGACCATGTAATCATTGCCCGGCGTGGAAAGAGAGAGAACCGCATCTATCTGTTCGGCGGTAAGGATGAGAGCTCCTATACGCTGATTCAGGGCATTACTCTCGCCGGCGTGCTTCTGGATGAGGTTGCCCTGATGCCCCGTTCCTTTGTGGAGCAGGCTCTGGCCCGGTGTTCGGTGGAAGGCGCGCGCTTCTGGTTCAACTGCAACCCGGAAAATCCTATGCACTGGTTCCGGCAGGAATGGATCCTGAACCCGGAAAAGCATAACGCGCTGCATCTGCACTTCCTGATGGACGATAACCCATCTTTGAGCGAAGAGGTCAAAGCCAGATACCAGCACACATACAGTGGCGTCTTTTATCAGCGATATGTCCTTGGTCAATGGGTCATGTCGGAGGGCGTCATTTACAGCATGTTTGACCAGACAGAAAATGTGTACCGTCCAGACCAGAGACCGGCTGATATGGTGTGGAGCTCCACCCGGATAATCTCTTGCGACTATGGTACTGCAAACCCCTGCCGGTTCCTGGATATCTACGATAATGGAGAGGTCATCCGTGTTGATCGGGAATATGACTGGGACAGCCGGAGGGAATCCCTGCAGAAAACCGACAAGGAATATGCCGATGATTTGATGGCCTTTATGGGAGAAAAGTGGTGCACCGTCATTGTGGACCCCTCGGCGGCGTCCTTCATTGCTGAGCTTAGATCCCGTGGCGTGTATGTGATCCCGGCGAACAATGATGTCCCGGACGGGATCCGGAAGACTGCGAACCTTATCCAGCGCCGGATAATTCTGGTGTGCGATAGATGCGTCCGTCTGATCGATGAGATGGGCACGTATATGTGGGATGACAAGGCTGCTCAGCGCGGCGATGAAAAGCCCATCAAGCAGCAGGATCACAGCGAGGACGCTCTGCGATATTTTGTTAATTATCTTCCCGAATGGAGGTTTGAGTAAGTGTCCAGACGCAACAAGTCAAAGCCGAGCGGAGGCGAAGCGAAGAATACAGCCGCCGTGTTGACGACGGATGCCTTTTCCAACCAGCTGTTTCGTCTGGGCTACGGGTCTCAGTCCCCGCTGGAGTCGACGGAATACCCGCTGACCAGAATGACGGGAAACTATGCCCTCCTGAACAGCCTGTACCGTGATAACTGGGTTGTGCAGAACGTTGTCGGCATCATCCCTGACGATATGACCCGGGAGTGGTTCACCGTGACCGGACCAATCGGGCCGAATCATTTGGCAGATCTGGAGCAGGAACAGAGGCGGACTTCCCTGCGAGCCAGCATCAATGAAGGGCTGCGGTGGGGACGCCTGTACGGAGGCGCTGCCGGTCTCATCATGATTCGTGGGCAGGAAGGAATGCTGGACAAGCCTCTGGACATGGATACCATTCTTCCTGGCACTTTCGCCGGCGTGTATATCTTGGATCGCTGGAGCGGTATCACACCGGATATGCAGCTCATTTATAACGGTCGGGGAAGTATGGTGCCGGAGTATTACTCCATCAACGCCGAAGACGGTAATGCGGTGGCCCGTGTCCACCACTCCCGTATCATCCGATTTACAGGCCGTGAGCTCCCGCTCCTGGAGCGGATTGCAGAACTGTACTGGGGAGAGTCCGAGGTGGAAGCCCTGTACAGCGATATGGTGAAGCACGACAATGTGGCTCACAACATGGCGGCCCTGACCTTCCGGGCAAATCTGGACACTATGGAAGTCCAGAACCTGGACCAGCTCTTTTCTGTAACATCAGCGGAGATGCAGCGGAGATTCTGGAATACTATGCAGGCCCAGAGTGTGGTGCGATCCAACTTCGGTATGCAGCTGGTGAATAAGGGCGACCAGATCACCAACACCCAGTACACCTTCACAGGACTGCAGGAAGTCTATGATTCCATGTGCATGGATCTGTCCGGTGCCTCCCGAATTCCGATGACCAAGCTGTTTGGCCGCTCCCCCGCTGGTATGAACGCCACAGGTGAAAGCGACCTGCAGAACTACTACGACTATGTGGATGGCCTGCGTGAGAGTAAGCTGCGCCCAATCCTGGAACAGCTGCTCCCGGTACTGTGCATGAGTGCCCTGGGAACTGTCCCGACCGGTCTGGACATTACCTTCCCACCGCTCTGGACGCCGACGGCCAAAGAGGTGTCTGAGATTGCAAAGGCAAAGTCCGAATCCATCGTCAACGCTTTCCAAAGCGGTTTGCTCCATGCTGACACGGCTCAGAAGGAGCTGAAGAAGCTGTCTGATGAGACCGGAATGTTTGACAGCATCACTGACGAGGAGATTGCCGCCAACAAGGGAAAAACGTATCAGGATGTGACAGCTCTGCGGGACCCTGTCATGGGTCTGGGGTATGGAGATGACATAAATGCCGATCCTGAACCGACCATCTAACGAGCGTGAGCTGGAGAGGCTCCGGGAGATATTCCTGAAAGCCGAAACCGATATCATCAATGAAGTCGGAAGACTTCGGAGCCGTGGCCTGGTTGACTACCATGCGGTTGCAGCGCTTGAGCGGGTACAGAGCATTCTCCGAAAGATGGAAAATGACTGCTGGAAGTATGTGCCCAGAATGGTCCAGCGTCAGTTCTATGTCCGGCATCCAGAGGCCAGAAAACCTCTGGATGTTCCTGAAACCCCGGAAAAGCATCTGCTGGCCTATCAGAACGCCCTGGCACTTACCTCTGAGCAAATGAATATCATCCAACGTCTGGTGATGAATCTGATGGGAGAAATCACCGATGCTTCGATGAACGTCATGTCCAACCTGCAAAGCGCCCTGATCGGCCGTGTAGATTCGGATGTGTACCGGCGGGTAGGTTTAGAGCAGGTAGCTTCCCTGCAGGCCACTGGCATGGGCGTGAATCGCTCGACACCTGGTTTTGTTGAGGCCCTCCGGCGTGATGGTGTGACGGCCTTTGTAGATAAAGCCGGTAGAAGCTGGAGCCTTCATTCATACGGCTCTATGGTATGCCGCACCACATCCAGACAGGCGGAGGTTCTGGCGATTCTCACAGAGGATTCTGAGCATGACCTGTATAAGATCAGCAGCCACGGAACCACCTGCGGACTGTGCGCACCCTATGAGGGTCGAGTATACTCCAAGAGTGGAAAAGACCCTGACTTCCCGCCGCTGTCAATGGCATTCGGGAAGGTAGATCCAGATGGCCCGGACGATCTGAGCAACACTTGGCTCAATATCCATCCGAACTGCCTGCATATCATCACTGCTTGGACACCGGCCGGACGCAGCGCGGAGGAGATCCAGAGAATCAAGGACTTCTCCAATCCGAAGAAAAATCCATTCTCCAGAGATCCACGGACGCAAAAGCAGATAGACGCCTACCGTAAGAAGGAGTCTGCTCGGGCAAAGTGGCTTCGGGACTATCATCAGTGGGAGCGGTACCAGGCCACACTTGGCGATCACATTCCAAAGACATTTCAGACATTCCAGAAGCACAAGGCTGAAAATGGAGACCGGTATAATCTGTGGAAGCTGGACTATCGTAGGCAGCGGGACCTGCTCGCACACCCTGAAAAAGCACTCCCCGGTGCGGATTCCGCATCTGCAGCAGATGCCAAATTTACGAAATACTTTTTTGGCGGAAATAATGAAGCTGGCCTTGCAAAAGGTCGTGCATTTACTTCCCGTTTGGGCTATAATGCAGATAACTGGAAAGAGATGCAGCAGGAAATTATTTCGGCTGCCCCTAAATATCCATCAAGGTTCAAATCCGAAGACGCCTATGGAAAGAGATACGAACAGATGGTTGTTTTGTACGGCAAGAAGAATCTCCCGGCCAATATTCTGATTGGATGGAACGTTAAGCCTGATGGGACAGTTCACATGTCGACCGCCCACATGGAGGAAGTGAAGTAATCATGTACAATGAGTTTGATACGGTTGTTCTCAAGGATGGCAGGATTGCTTCCATTGATGACAAAGCTGGCCCCGGTTCTTATACAGGAACCATCGGAAACAGTCCGCAAACATGGGAGATAGTCTACTTAACAGACGCCGATATTGAGCGGCTTGCCACGCCGGAGGAAATTGCCAGAAAAGCCGCGGAATCTGAGCAGGAGCTGAAGGAGCAGGGCCTATGGGGAAAATGACGGAACAGCTCATCCAGGCTGTTGAGGCCATTCTGAAGCGTGGGAACGATGTGGAGATACGCCGGAAGGGCGATGGGTACGTCGTTCTGGAGGTCAAGAAAACAATCAAATACAGCGCCCAGTGAATTGGCACGGGGTAGAGCAATCGGAGCTGACAGGAGTAATTCTGCCAGCTCTATTTTTATCTGCGAGGTGATGAAGCTTGATTGCTTACTACGGGGATCGGATTTCCCCACACATGACAGACACGCCGGAAGGATATCTCATCTGCCACGATGTGCCCATCGCCAGGACGGGTGAGCAGGAGTATCTTGCCAAGGAGCTTCAGCTCGACGGTGAGCCTGACCGTCTGGTGAAGGTCAATCGGTATCCGGAGGACGTATTCGAGGCGGCCACCCTGGCCAGCTTTGAGGGAAAGGATGTAACCGCTGGGCATCCGCCGGAGAATGTCGGTCCGGAAAACTTCTCCGCATATTCCAAGGGCCATGTGGAAAACGTCCGCCGGATCGGCGACCACATCGTGGCAGATCTGCACATCAAGGACGCGAGCCTGATCTCCGATATCAGGAACCATGTCGTCCGGGAAGTGTCCTGCGGGTACCTGTGTAATTATCTGCCGGACGGTTCCGGATACAAGCAGACCCATATCAGAGGCAATCACGTGGCAGTTGTGCCGAGAGGCAGAGCAGGCCACGAGGTAGCAATAAAAGACCATGCCGCCGAGCAGGCGGAGAAAGGCAGGAATCAAAACATGAGCGAATTTTGGAAAAGTATCCTGACCGCCTTTGGGATGGCGGCAAAGGATGCGAGCCCCGAGGAACTGCAGACGATGGCTGCGACTACGGCCGCC